TTGTGGAAAGATATAGTTCTTAGCAAGTGCAAAAAATCTATGGACAAGATGATTAAATATTGTCAAATGGATGTAATATTGTTGGAGAAGGTTTATAAAAAGTTATCAGGTCATATTGAACCAAAAACACATTATGGAGTAAGATTTGGACAGGATCGTGGGAGTTGTCCTGAATGTGGTTCGGATGAACTAATAAGGGCAGTAACTGCCATCACTGCTTCAGGAGTTAAGAAGGTTAGATTCAAATGTAAAACCTGCAATAAATACCATACAAAAACAGATAAGTAAATGATAAAGAGAGATATTGAAAAACTATTGGAATATGTTCCAACATCAGAAAAGATTGCAATACTTGAAAGCTTATGTAAGAAATACAGGAGATTAAATTCACAAAGAATCAATGCCAAGCAAATGGGGAGAAGAGTGGATGAGGAAAGACCTGATCTACAACTATTAAAAAATGAAAGCAATGGAACAAACTAACGAAGAAAAAATTAAGGAAGTTATTGCTGAAGTAGTAAAGGAAAACTTGACAACTGAACCTGAACAAGCTGAGATGTATGAAGAAGGAATGGTTGAGTTCACCAGTGCAGGTGATTATATTAATTCAGCTTACTTTGCTTTATCTGCTGTTGAAGATATTGATACTGCAATCATCAGCAAGGAGGATGAAAAAAGGATTAAAAGAATAAAAAGAAAATCAATCAAGATTATAGATATTTGCATTACTGAGATGTACGATGAACTATTTGATACCGATGAAGATGATTAACTTTTGATTTGTTTTTAATTTGTTTTTTTGATTTTTTTGTGAACGGCCGGTGTTTCTACACTGGCTTTTTTTATGTATTTATGTTATTGATTATTAGTAAGTTATGATTAAATAGAAAAATAATTTAAAAATAATTCAAAATAATTTTGGTTTGTAATCCTAAAAGATATATTTTTGAATCCTAAATCAAAACAAATGAAAAAACAAATCAATCCACAACACGAACAACAAGCTTCTAATCTTGAAGCAGCAATCACTTGCACAATTATTATTTTAATCTGCATCTTCGGAAATCAAATCTTAGACAAACTATTTTTTTAATCAAATCAAAAACAATCTAAAAACAAATTAAAATGAAACTACCAATCACCACCACACACACATCTTATGTAGAGTTTGAAACTCCTACTTATTACCAAAACAAATGGGGAGGAATCTATTATAAGATTTATGACACTGGAATTTTGTGTATCAACAAAGAACAAATTTCTAACTTTTATCTGAATGATGATAAAGGTGTAGCTGACAAATTTACTGTTGATAAAATAAGAGCTTTGCTTGAAACAGGCATCCCAATTACTAAAGAAGAATATATTGAGCAATTTACTATTACTGCTAATCACTTAAACATTATTGCATCGTGATTATCATAATCATCGGAGTTATATGGTATGTAAGTATGTGTGCAATCTTAGATATTTTAATATTAATAAATCAAAATCAAAAAAATCAAAACAATCAACACAATGAAAAAAAGCGAATCAATTAAAAACATCAGCACTGCACTTGCAGTGTTCCACATCAAGATGGATGTGATTAAGAAGGATGCAAAGAATCCTTTCTTCAAATCTTCTTATGCATCATTAAGTAATATACTGGATGCAATTAAAATCCCTTTAGCAGAATCAGATTTATCCTTTAGTCAGCATCCAATGGGTGAGAATGGAATGAGTACAATCTTAATGCATAAGTCAGGGGAATGGTTAGGTAGTCACTTTACAATGAAGCCAGTAAAGAATGATCCACAGGGGATAGGTAGCTGCATTACTTATATGAGAAGATATGCTATAGCTGCTATACTTGGATTAAACATTGATGAAGATGATGATGGGAATCAAGCTTCAGGAAATTCAGGCAACAATCCGGAAAAGAAGGATAGTTCAGAACTTCCTTGGTTAAATAAGAATAGTCAAGAATTTGCAAAGGTTCAAGCTTATCTTTTAGATAACGGAACCATTGACAAAGTGAGATTGAAATATAAAGTCAGCAAAGAAGTTGAAACCTTATTATTAACCAACATCAAAAAGTAATAAATATGTTACCAGTAATCACCAATGAGTTAAGTAAAACTCAAATCAAAACAATCGCAGAACAAACTGCACAGGATATCATTGATAATGGCAAGGATGTTATACTAATAGCTGACACCATAGCTAAGATAGAATTGTTCATAAAGGAGCTTAAAGCTACTCCTGAGTACTTAGATTACCTTATAACCGAAGTTAGTAAGTATGGCAAGGGAATGACAACCAGTACCGGCACAAAGCTTGAATTAGCTGAAGTGGGAACCAAGTATGATTTCAGTCAATGCAATGATCCATATCTTGTAAGGTTAGAATCTGAATTGGTTATCCTTGAAGAAAAGATTAAGAATCGCAAAGATATGCTTAAGACTTTAAGTCCTGAAGGAATCATCGTATTTGATGAAGAAACTGGAGAAGGAGATACTGTTTACCCACCATCTAAGACAAGCAAATCATCCGTTAAATGCACAATAATAAAATAGCATATTTAATTAACAATCAAATAGGAGCTTTATCAAGAAAGGTAAATGGACTCAAAGGTGATAAGGTCACCATCATAACTTACTCACTTAATATGAGGTTAGTTGAAAGCGTGACAACTGGTCACAAGTTCTGGGTAAATGAAAACAATCTTAGTGAAGCTCCTATTCAAAAAGACACAACAAATGAACAAACACACACCGAAATTAAAAGCAGAAAAAAAGGAATATAGACCTAAACCGTGGTTATTAAAACCTACTGAAGAAAAGAAGGTTCAAGGGTATTACTATGTCAAGGCAAAGCATAAGGACCAGGTGAAGAAACAAGTTGAGAAAATCTTAAAGCAATATTTATGACACACGGATCATTATTCTCAGGAATAGGAGGATTTGACTTAGCTTCTGAATGGATGGGATGGGAAAATAAATTCCATTGTGAATGGAATCCATTTGGACAAAAAGTACTTCATTATTATTGGCCGGATGCAGAACAGTTTACTGATATTACAAAATCAAACTTTAAAAAATATGCAAACCAAATTGACATTCTCACAGGAGGATTCCCTTGTCAACCATACTCCCAAGCAGGAAAGCGAAAAGGAAAAGAAGATGAACGTCATCTATGGCCGGAAATGCTTAGAGCAATTAGAGAAATTCAGCCACGTTGGGTTGTGGGCGAAAATGTTTTCGGACTTATTAATTGGTCAGAAGGATTGGTTTTCCACGAAGTGCAAACTGACTTGGAAGCTGAAGGGTACGAAGTATTCCCGTATGTTCTTCCAGCTGCAGCCGTCAATGCTCCACACCGAAGGGATAGAGTTTGGTTTGTTGCCTATTCCAACAGCAATGGATTCAACCAATGCAAGAGCAAAGATGAAATCAAGTCAGGTCAAGGAAGGATCAATGCACAGTGTAACATTGAGCAGAGCAATGACAATGGCGATGCTTCCGACTCCAATGGCTTCAGATTGTGGGGAGAAAGTAACAGGATTGGAAAATCAAATGAGTTTAGTAAAATTAGCAAGAACTCAAATGCTTCCGACTCCGAGAGCAAGAGCAGCAGGAGGGAATACGAGCAACGACAGAAACAAAGGAAACTTGGAAGATGCAATAGCAAAAATGATGTTACCGACTCCGAGTGCATACGATTGGAACACAGCACAAACACAGGAGAAATATCAGGAAAGAAAAAAACATCAAGCAGACAAAGGAGTGAATCTTCATTATCCTTTGAAGCAAATGTGTATGGATATAAATCCAAATGGGAAAACTTCCCAACTGTCTCCCCAATTTGTCATGGAAATGATGGGCTTTCCAACCGACTGGACTCTATTACCTTTCCTAAATGGAGAAACGAATCAATCAAAGCCGGAGGAAATGCAATAGTTCCACAGGTAGTTTATCAAATATTTAAATCAATTGAACAATACGAATCACTAATAAATCAAAAAAATGACAAGCAGACAAATTAAATGCTA